TAGTCTTACTTTTCATCTTTAACAAATGTTCCGTTAACCATTTTACCAGTTCTTTTAGATATAACATCGTAAGCTGTGTCTATACAGTCTTCAATAGTTGTTCCGCCCATGTGAGCTAAGTTCGTAAGAACTACAACCATATCACCAATAGCATCTTTAAATTCTGGGTTATCATCTTTTAGTATAGCTCTACCTAGTTCGCCAGCTTCTTCTATTAGCTTGCAGAACTGAGTTTTAGTATCGCCTTTACTATAAATACCTCTTTCGCCAGCCCAGTCTCTTATTAGTTGAAACCTATCATTTTCTATTTGTAATTTACCGTTTGATCTAGCTTTAGATAGCTTAGCTATTTCAGTTAAACCATTGTGATATTCTTGATAAGCATCATTTCCAAATGGGAATTTAGGAGTTCCTAAATGTTTAGCAAAAGACTTATTATATACATAACATCTTTCTGTTGTATACATAGACGTAGTTACGTTTTTCATAATCCAAGCTATTGTATCGTTATTAATCTCGAACTTACCGTGAGAGGTCAACCATGTCATGCCCATTTCATCCATTAATCTACCTTTAAGTTTAGATACTGGACAAGGGAATGTTGAGGTTTGTTCGGTTGCATTTATATTCATATTTATTTTGGTTTTTGGTTTATTAATATACAAGTCTTTGTATTTTTGTCTATCAACTTTATAGCCGTGAGACAATTGAAGTTCTAACTCGCGGTCAGATATATAATTTACATCTGTACTTTGCTCTAGAACTTCTACTTCGTCTAAGTCGTAACCTTGTTGTTCTACGACTCTGGATATAAGATCACGTGTAACACCTATTTTTTTACCCGGTATGTGGTATAAATAATAATTAATTTTATCCATATTGTTTGGCTCTTGATGTCAGTGTATTTTTCTCAGGTAATTGATCATTGTAAATGTGTAGGTTATGTACAAAATGATAATACACACCAACGTTATATCCTGTACGTTCAGAGACCATCTCTTGAAGTTTGCTGAAACAATATTGATCATTACAGAAACCGAACCAAAGATCGTTAGAACGCATCGTAACACACATATCAAGCTTACCATCTATAACTGTGAACTGCACAGCGTAAGTACAAGGCGTATCATAT